CATTTAGAGAAGCGGAAAGGTACAGCAGAGCAAGCAGCAGACTACTGTAAGAAAGATGGAAATTTCTTCGAGGAGGGGGAAATGTCCAAACAAGGAGAACGCACAGACTTAACTGAAGCCAAGAATGACATCATGTCCGGCCGGACTACCGTTAGAGAACTAAGACAAGACAACCCTTTTTTTTTTCACCAATATGGGAGAACCTTAAACACACTAGAAGACGATCTAAACGAAACACGTCACCGATCTGAGAGAACTCTTGGATTTTGGTTACATGGAGCAACACAAACAGGAAAGACACACATCTGGAAACAACACTTTTACAAGAACCCACATCTTTTTTACATATGGAAAAAGACTGATAAGGGATGGCAGGACGGTTATGCCCACCAACCCTACGTCATTATAGACGAATTTAGAGGAGGATCAAACATTGCATACGACGAGCTATTAGCCATGATAGATGACGCACCTACTTACGACGTTTCCAGAAGAGGAAGACCACCGCTGATGTTTACAAGCAAGGTTGTAATTATCACATCATCACTAAGCCCAGAAGAAGCATATCCAAGAAGACACGAAAAGGACTCCATCGCCCAACTTAGCAGGAGAATTAGAACATTCTCTTTACCTGACGAATTTGCGACTGCGACAGAAGTACTCGGGGTAATACTAAACCCGAGTACGAAAATGAAGTCGCAAGATTTATATGAAGAATATATAAAGAAGGCCTACGCGGCCCGCACCGTATGCCTTTCGCTTTCGCCTAACGGCACGCTACTGGCCGGTGCTCCTAGCTCCGGTGAACCGGATATATGTTTGATTTAATCATCATGGAAGTACATACCAGATTCAGCTGACATTGTGACACGCTTTTGCGTTGTTGTTACAGTTGAACCATCTTCGTTAACAATAGCGACAGCCATAAAATAGTTGATATTTGTAGGATAGTCTGTGACAACACTGTCGTTGTAACGAAGGAGCTTAGGAAGCGGAATTGAAGCACGAGCTGACACGAAGGTTTGAGTGCCATTTGCTACGGTTTCAGTATTATAACCTGCACTGCTGATGTGACGAAGTGCACACATCTTGTGGGTACGTGAGTAGACGATAGTATACTCCTCCTTGTTGTAAGGACGGAAGTATGTATCCATGTCAGCAGTTAAAGAGGTATTGCCGTTGCCAATATTAACAATGTTATTTTGAGCGAAGTCATCAATTGCATATTTATGACGGAAGACAATGACGCGAACCCGGAAAGGAATTCCCTTGAAGGGGTTATCATTGATAGCTGCTGAAGAGTCAGTTGTGGATCTTGCTAACAGTGAGTAGCGAAGAAAGCAGGATTTCGGTGAGACCTTGACACCTATACGGTTGCCTTCACCTGCACCCTGAGAGATAGCTGGGAGAATACCATACCCATTAGTTGGTCCAGAACACCAGCCGTTGAGCTGAGATGTTCCATTATAATTGAGACCACAACCAGTTATTTCAACCTTATCGGCAATGAAATTTTGCATGGCGAACTTAAGCTCAGAGTTAGTCTTAAGTACTGATTTTACAATACGTTTAACATTATTTACTTTAACCTTTTCTACGGCTTTCGCCTTAGAAGACTTAGTAGCCGTGAGACGGAGTGGGCGACGCTTAAAAGAGCGAGCAGAAGGTTTACGAGCATAGGGCATTATATATATTCTTAGATTATTTTTCAATTTTTACTTAAGAATATTTTATTTTATAGATTATAATGACCGCGACACAAGTTAAGGACCCCCAATTTAGACATTTATGTCTTACTCTGAACAACTATTCAGAAGAGGAATACCAAGACCTTATAGCAACCAAGTGCTCTTATTTGGTTGTTGGTAAGGAGATTGGCGAACAGGGTACACCACACCTACAGGGTTACATTGAATTTAGTGGAGGCAAGAGGTTGTCTACGCTGAAGAAAATGTGGCCTAGAGCTCATTTAGAGAAGCGGAAAGGTACAGCAGAGCAAGCAGCAGACTACTGTAAGAAAGATGGAAATTTCTTCGAGGAGGGGGAAATGTCCAAACAAGGAGAACGCACAGACTTAACTGAAGCCA